AAGAATAGTATCTGTATCGGCATCATATTGTGCTTCAGTTTTTTCTTGTCTAGTTTTTGTAGGGTCAAATACTACTTCACCTGTTTGACCTGCTACTAAATTTTCTGAAGATAGTATGTCATTACTAACAATGACTCCTGTTTCTGCAAGTCCTAATTTATTTAATCTTTTCTTTAACTCTTTAGCAAACTTATTAGTTCTGCCTTCTTCTACAACTTCATTAAAGTTTAATATTTTTGGTTCTATTTCAGCAGGTGGTAATACTTTTTCTTGTCGCACACGCTCAGATTCTATTAACTGGTTAATAGTTTCTTCTGGTAAAATATTTTCTTGACGCAGCCTAGCTCCAAATTCATCTGGTGTTTCTCCAAATGCTTCTGCTTTTCTAGCTATATCAAACTCAAAGTTATCTCTAATTCTTAATATTCTAGGATTATCTTTATTAGGTCTTTCGGCTCTACCACTTGTTCTTAAGTCAGAACCAAAGGTAGCAACTTGCTCATCTAAGATTCCTTCATTAAGTCCTATTTCTATGTCTAAAGTATTAGTAAGTCCATAAATATCTTTATAATATTTTGATTGTCTACCTGTAAATCTATCTTTTAAATATGTTGCAATGTCATCATATGTAAAAGTTTGTTTACCTACACCACCTACAAAGTCAGCCATATCTTGTGCTGTGTATTCTCTAATTCTAAAATCAGGTAAAGGTGTTAATGAATTAAATTTAGGTAGTGAATGTATTCTTGCTAATAATAATTCTCTTTGACCACGACTCATTCCTTTGAATGAGCTTGAGCCAGTAAGCATTTCATTGAATCTACTAAAAGCTACGCTATCAATATCTAAATCTATATTTTTAGAACCAGCTAATTCTTTTAAATATTTTAATGAAATATCTAATTGTTCTTTATCTGCACGAATAGAAGGCTCGCCTCTTTTTTCAGATTCTGTAAATACAGTTTTTGACATATCAGCATTAAGTTCATTAAATGCTTTAGCAGATAAAAACTTTTTAGCTTCTGCCATAGAGTAAGTTGTTTTGAATGGTAACTTACGAGTATTCTCTACATAATTTTTTATATCTATTAAATCATCTTGATTGCCAGATGTATCTATTCTTTTCTTTTTCTTTGCTCCTTTATATTTAGGGTCAAAGTTAAGAAGTGTTTGTAAATTAACTTGTGTATTGTTTGGGTCAAGAACAGTTGCACCAATATCTTGAGCTGTTGCACTTTCGCTTAAGCCCATGCTATATAAATCATTGTCTAATCTAGACTTTAACTTATCTCTTTGGTATTGGTTTTGTTGTTTGTCTCTAAGAACTAGAGCTTCTGTTTCGGTGGGTGCTGATGCAATAACAGGATTTTCTGTTGCTTGTGTATCAATAACTCCATAAGAGCCATCAGCAAGTTGTACGATTTCTAATTGTGGTTCTGCTCCTGAAACTCCAGGCACAGGTATATCTGGTTTGGCTACTGATATAGGTTGTTGATATTCGGTTACTTCTCCTTGGTCTAAAGCTCTTTCAAACTTACCTTGCTCTTGTAAATAGAGTTTATTTTCTCTAGCTTTAGCTTCTCTGTCTCTGTGATAGGCATTACGATATGAACGCTTGCCACCCATAGCACTAAGAAGCACATTAGCACTACCACCAATAATACCGCCAATAGTAAACTCATCAAACCAACTTTCTCCTATTGGTAACTCATCACTATATAAACCTCTAGCAGTTAAATCTTGTGCAAGACTTGCTAGTAATTCTTGACTACCTTCAGTCACAGCACCAGTACCAAATTGTTTTAATGAATTAACTATGCTCTCTCTAGTAGTAGGATTTTTTAAAGCAGACTTAGGTACATTTTGTAAGAATCTAGCAATAGGTAATACTTCTGTAGCACCTATAGCTCCACCAAATAGTTCAGCAAATACTTCAGCTACTGGTCCAACATCTTCACCCATTTCTCTAGCCATTGACATTCTATCAACCTGTCCAGAGACACCTACAGGAATAGCCAAAGACATAGGAATACCATATGTTCCTACAGTTGGACTTACAATTCCTCTACTAGCTAATGCTCTACCAGCTAAACCAGCACCTAAAAAAGGTATAAATGACCCAGCACCTTCTGCTAAAGCAGTACCATATGTATCTTTAAACTTTGGGTCTGAAGCAAAAGGAGAATCTGTTCTAAGATAGTCTTGGTACTCTTGCAAATCTTCAACTAATTCGCTGTCATTGCCCATATCAAATAAAGCAGCTAAACCTAGAAGTTCTCTTGTTGCTATTCCTATAGTACCTCTACCTACTGATTTAACTTTATCAGCAGCACTTTCTAAAAAAGTAGATTGATTTATATCAACACCATAAGCAGCTTTAATGTCTTCTGCTATTTGTGCTCTTTTGTCAGGGTCTAAATTATCTGGAACATTTAAAGTTTGACCATTTTCTAATTGATATTGAGGCATTATTTATCCTTTAGGTAACAGATATTCCACTTTCTCGTAATCTTCTTTGCCTTTCTTCTTCTTTATCTACTGAGGCATAACCTTGTATTTTTGCTAACTGTGCACTTAAAGAATTTATATATTCTTGCACTTGTGTTATTTGTGCAACACTTTGTTCACTACCATCATTTTGTTCAATTAATGTTTTAAGATATTTTGCATAAGTATCTATTTCTGTTCTCAATTGTTTAGCAGGCATCATTGCTGTTTCAGCTTGAATCTTACCTGTTTGTGCTTGATAGTATTGTTGTTGTGCTTCAGATAAATCTTGTGTTGCATCTCTAGTTTGTATGTTACTAGCTAGACCAGCAATACCTTTACCCATTTCAGTTAAGTTTCTAGAGCCTAATATAACTCCACCTAGTTGTGCTATATCAAGACCAGCCTTTCTTCTTTCTGCTTTGCCTCTAGCATCCTTAGCATTTACAAAATCTGTAAGCGATACGATTCTAGCATCTTCATCTCTAGCAGCTTGTATCTTAGCTAATCTTTCTCCTTCTGCTTCGGCTGCTAATCTTAAGTTTCTTTGTTCTTCTGTTTCAGGTGCTTCGCCTTGATTTGTTAAACCTAATGGAGATTCTGGGTCTATTAAAGCATATGTTGAACCTGCTGCAAGAGTACCTGCTCCTAACTTAACAGGTAAATCTCTCCTTACTGCTTTTTGACCAAGGTCTCTTACCATTTGTGGGTTATATGGTACTGTAGCTGGTACACCACCTTTTCTAGCCAATTCATTTTGACCAGCTTTTAAAAACTTATTTGCCCTACGAGCTTGATTCATTTTGCTTAATGCACTAATACCTCTACCACCTAATGCTAATAATTTAGTAACTCCTGCTGCAATCCTTGCTCCTGGTGCAGGTGTAACTAAAAGAGCTAATGCCAAAGCATCTAAGCCAAGTATTGCTTTTTGTCCTGCACTTAAACCTTCAGACTTTTCTACTATTTCTGCTCTATCACTTTCAGATAAAGATTCTATTGGAATAGTGTCACTTGAATTTGTTTTTGAAAATGGTCCACCAAGTTCAATTGGATTATTTACCATTTGATTTAATCCTTGTGATGAGTTTGGTTTAACACTATAACCACCACCATATCCAGAACTAAAACTTCCTGGACCAAAACCTGATTCACCAAATGCACTATATCCACCACCATAATATCCAGTTCTGCCACCACTTGCTGCCATTTGCATAGGAGCAGAGGCAGGCATACCACTAGACTCTGGTGAGAAAACATCAGTTGGAGCTGACCCAGATGGCATACCTGCTTGCAAACCTTTAGGTTGAATAAACTCATTAACAACTTCTTCAGCTACTGTAGTAGTAGGCTGTTGTTTCATTGCTGCATAAGCTTTTTCATTCTTTGTTCTTCTTTGTATTTCTGATATAACCAAATATTGTGGATAACGAGAGTCAGGGTTTTGTGACATTTCAGCCAATTGCTGTTTAGGCACATACTCTAGTTCATTTGCTATTTGTACTAAATTCATATTAGCCTCCCATTCCTCTGTATAGACCTAGACCACTTAGTCCTGCACCTACTGCAGTTTGAAATAATCCTGGTTGTTGTTGATATGTGCTTCTCATAGCTGTTGGTGTTACTGGCACACCTCTTAATAGACCACCAAAGTCACTAAGTTGTTGTTTAGCATAGTTTTGTTGTCGTAAGAAATCTTCATAACCCATATCTAAACTTGCTTGTTGTAAAGCACGCTGTTGTGAGCCGATACCTTGAAGTGCTTGTATTCTAGAAAGTGCATCTGCTTGTTGTGCACTTCCTAATCCTTGTAAGCCTTCTGCAGCAGCTAAGTTATAACGACTAGATAAATCAAATCCGCTTTGTCTAAACTTCTCTTGAGCTTGTCTAGCTGCCTCATTTTGTTGTGACGCTGTTAAACCAAGCCTAGCTGCTTGTTGTCTTGCAGCTTCACCTGCTTGATAAGCTTGTATTCCTTGTGCACCCTGCTGTTGCAATGCTGATTGCTGTGCTCTAAAAGCATCTAATCCTTGTGCACCTTGTTGTTGTAAGGCTTGCTGTTGCATTTGGAATCCAGACTGACTAAATTTTTCTTGAGCTTGTTTAGCTGCTTCTTCTTGTTGCTGTGCATTTAATCCTAACTCAGCAGCTCTTTGTCTTGCTGATTCACCAGCACCATATGCTGCTTGAGCAAACGATTCTTTTTGTTGTCTTGATTGTTCAGCTTGTTGAAATGCTGCTTGTGATAACTGTTCTTGTGTTTGTCTTGCACCTTCACCAGCAGTAAATCTTTGTAATCCAAGTTGTGCTGCACCTAATCCGCCAGCTCTTTCTCTTTCAAGTTGTTGTTGTGCAGATTCAAATGCTGCTTGACTACCTCTAGCTTGTATATCACCTAGTTGTTGACCAAGATTACGCTCTCTTTCTGATTGCATAATAGCTTCACGATAACCGCCTAATCCACCTGATTGAGTAGCTGCATCTTGTATGCTTTTACCTGATATTTCAGATTGTCTTCTAGCTTCACGCTTTTCTATATCAGTAACATTTTGTTGATATGGAGACATAAACCTTTGTAAGTTTTCTTCATAGCCTAGAGGTGTATAGGCATCACCCATAGAACCTGCTTGATATGTAGACTGTCTTATAGTTGGGTCATAGCCTGATGTAATATCTCTTGCTTGATATCCTGGACTAAACTGTCCTGCTTGATATTGTGGAGAAAACTCACCAGCTTGATATGTTGGTCCTACTTGACCAGCTTGATAAGTAGCACCCATTTCTCGTGGTTGATAGCCTGCTTGTGCTTGACCAGCAGTATATTCTCCGCCAATAGTACCTTGCATATTAAGTCTACTTTGTGCATCTGTATAAGCTTGTGGAGTTCCAGAGGTAGCAAAACCTCTAGTCATTGCCTGTGATGTTAATTCATCAGGAGAAAAATAAGCTAGTCTTTGACCTCCATATGGGTCATAGCCTTGAAGACTTTCTGCTTCACCTCTTTGTAGCAGTCGCTTAAAATACGGCTCTACATAATCTGGTAAATCAGTATTAGTTACAGTTGTTTCTGTTGGTGCGGAACTACCGCCTCCTTTATAATATCTCATTCTTCTGCATCCTTAAAATTATATTCATAAAAAGTAGCTGGCTTCTTCCAGCCTTTTCTATTCTTTACCCAATTCCATTGTCCATGTCTACCCATGCCTTCAATGCCATCACATTCTGTTTCTTTAGCAAACTTAATAATTACATCTAATCCTATTTCTACCCAGTTTTGCATGTTATTTCCAGAAGTATGCTCAAGGTTTAACATTTTCTTTCCTGTGGGATAAGTATTAAACATAGTTATTAAGACACCAGAAATTTCTAAACTACCTTTGTCAAAGATAATCCATAAATTACATCTGTTATTTAAACAGTCATAAAAAATGTCTTGTACTCTTATTCTATTTCCAGAACGATTTGCAGATTTTTTTAAATACTTTTCACAATCATCCCATACTAAAGATAATTTATCAGAAGTTACCAACGATAAACTATACTCTCCTGTTTTAGTTTCTGGTTTTACTGCTGTTTCATTCATGCTGGTAGTAGCCCTCCTGCATTAGCTAACCTAGGTGCTTGCTTTGTAGTTCCTGTTTTTTCTTTACGAACTCTATCCATCATGTCATAAAGTTCTTTAGAACCAGCATCTGAACTGCCATCTCCTAACATTGATACTACATCAGCAGGAACAATAAACTCATCTTGTGATACGGCTATTCTTTCTTTATTGCCAATACGACCAAATAAGTCATCATCCATTCCGCCATTACCATCGCCTTGTATCTGTCCTTCTGTTTGTGCATTAGGAACTAGACTTTGTAGTATTTGTTCTCTTAATTGCATAAATGCTTCATTACCATATTTTTGTATAAAGGCATTAAGAGCTTCATTATTATCAGATTCTCCTAAAATAAATGCAGTTACTTCAGTAATAAGTGGGTCTACTTCTGTTTCACCACCTGCTTGTTTGAAGCCCATTTCATTTCTTACTGATTCAGGCAGATTAGGCAATCCTTTATTGTCTGCTGGTATATCTTTAAGTGTGTCACCACCTTCTGCTCTACCTCTTGCCATTGCTCTAGGAGAAGGTCTTCCTGCTATTCTTGTTTGTGGTAATGGTAAATTAACAGATGGAGCAGGTATCATTCCTAAGTCAACAGGCATTTGTGGCATTACAGGACTTGTTATTGCTGGAATACTAACTGGAGTAGTTGGCAATTCAAGTTGAGGCAATACTGGTTGTGGCATAAATCCACCCTGTATTAATTCATCTCTACCTGTAATATTTACTGGTGGAGGTGTAATCCCTACACTATCTCGAAAGTCTCTATCATCAACTATCATTCCTGCATCAGGCATTGGTTGCTGCATTATTGGTTGCGGTGCTATAGGCATTGGTTGAGGTGCATCCAAAACAGGCATAGGTTCTTGCATTGCTGGAGGTGCTATAGATACTGGAGGTGTAAATGGAACACCTATTTCATTTGGCATAGGTGGTATTCCTGTATCTATTGGTGCAACAGGCATACCTATAGATTCAATTCTATCATCTGGCAATCTATCTATAGACATAAAATCTTCACGCCTTGGTGGCATAATTGGTTTTTGCAATATTTCTCTTTCAGGTATTGCAGATATGTCTAAAGCAGGACCTCCACCTAAAACTGGTGGTGGTGTATCTTTAATAAATGGTTCATTAATTTCTCCTGGTGCAGGCATATTAATCATTCCAAAATCAGGTTCTGCAATAGGTGAAATCATTTCATCTGGTCTTTGTATAGAAAAATTTCTACCATCAGGAATTTCGTCTAATAATCCACCACCAGGAACATCTAAAGGAGGTTTAATCATAAAGTCTTGACCTATTCCTGTATCTATTTGTTCTTTAAGATTTGGATTAAACTGTGAAAAGTCTATTCCACTAAAATCTAAATCAGCTAATCCACTTAAATTTATATTACCTAAACCTCCAAATCCTCCGCCTATTCCACCTATTCCTGGAATATTAATTGGAAAATCAAATGGAGGGTCATATGGTGGAACTATTGGTGGTGTGATTGGTGGTCCATCTGGAGGTGTGATTGGTGGTGTAATTGTTGGTGGTGGTGGTGCAACATCAGTAAATTTCATACCTTCTGGTGCTGGTCCTGTGTATGCTGCAAATGGGTCAATAGATACTTGTGGTGCAATAGATGCTTGCATGCCTCCAAAGCCTCCTTTAGAGCCTTCATAAGTATCAACACCTGCTGGTGGTCCACCTCTAGTTAAGTTACTAGCAGGAGCACTTACAGTAGATGGATTAAAATACATTGTTTCTGGTGCAAAACCAGCCATAAAGTCTGGATTTACTTGATAAGCTTGTCTATCAGGTGCAAATATTTGTGGAAGATTTCCGCCTGTATAATCATCATCTTCAGACCTACCGCCTCCTCTAAAATTTGTTACTCCGCCATTTGCAGAATAAAGAATTGGTTCTGGTGCATTTCTATACATTTCTGCTCTATCTGCATCATATTGTGCTTGCCTTTCCGCTTCTTGACGAGCAAATTCTTCTTGAGATTGAATTATAGATGTACCACCCATACCTATTCCCATTGGAATATAAGCACTAGGTTGAGTTAATCCTTGCATTAAATTACCCATTCCTGAGCCAAATTGTGTGCTAGCTCCGCCAACAGGAGCACCAGTAAAGGCATTAGCAGCTAACATTTCTCCACCAAAACTTGCTGGAGCGAGTGCTGATTCTACTAATGGATTAACTACATTAGAACTTACTGTTGGGTTTCCAAATGCAGTTGATAAATTTTGAATACCTGAAGATTGTGCTGCTGTTGCTGCTGCTTCTGCACCTGCTTGTTGAGTAGCTCTGGCAATTGCATTAGCACCAGCTTCAGTACCCATCCTGCCTGCTTCTGTAACTCCTTTAGTTGCTATATCACTACCAACTCCTGCACCTGCTGCACCTGCAGCACCTTGTAATGCAGAACCTATTCCATAACCAGTTAAACCAGCTAACATACCTTGTTTGAGGTCTCCTGTTACTGCTGTTTGTGCTAGTCCTGAGCCTAAAGCACCCATAGCAAGAGAACTTAACCCACCTAATCCAAGTGCACTTGCTGCTGCTCCACCAGCTAAACTACTACCAATCAAAGAACCTGCTATAGGTGCTATAAAAGGTAGAAAAGCTTCAGGTTGTCCTGTTTGTGGATTTACAGTTATAGGCATTGCTTGTGCCAAGCCTTTAACTTCTGCAGGATTTACATGCAGTAGCATAGAATCGCCATAGCGACCTTGTGCTGCTACATTTTTAGTTTGTTCTTGAATGTTCATACTTCCACCTTTATTAAAATTATATCTTGTTTGTCCACCTATAGCCGAAAGATTTATATTACTTCTTCCACCTTGTCCTGTTCCTTCTTGAGGTCCAAAATAACCCATAAAATTTCTTAGTTGTGCATATGGATTAAAACCAGCTTCAGGAATTGTTGAATAATATTCTTTTATTTTTTGCAATCCTGTTGCTTGTGTTTCAGGTGCAAAATCAAAAGTATCTACAACACGATAGCCACCACCTTCTTGTGGTACAACTGTAGCTTGTCCTAAAAATGTTTTTAGATTGTAGTAAGGATTTTGTATTTTACTTGCTAAATCTCGAACAGACATATTGCTTGTCTTATCAACATCTGTATATTGGCTACCTTCAGAGGTTGTTTCATAATCTTTATATTCAATAAGATTAGGGTCTAGTCCTTGAGCTTTTTTTTCTGCAATTCTTTCTGATGTTTGACTACGAGCTACAACTTCTTTTAAAGCATCTAATTCTTTTGTTGATAAATCTTCTGCAGTTCTATCTTCATAAGGATTTAAAAATTGTCTTACATTAATTGGTAATATAGGTTCTCTTTTTTTTTCTACTATTTTCTTTTGTTTCTTTTTTTTCTTTGGTTTAATTACTTCTTTTTTTTCTTCAGGTATAACTCTTTCTACAGTAGATGCTTTCTTTTTTTTTGGTTGAGGTATAGTTAAACTTGCACCAGCTTGTATCTTATTAACATCTTTTATATTATTAGCTTCTGCTAAATCTTTTACAGATATACCTAGTTTTCTAGATATAGCACTAAGAGTATCTCCCTTTTTAATTTTATATTGCATTATCTATCCTCTTTAGTTTCGCATCCAAACATATTAAAACTCATATCTACTGCACTTGTATAAACTTTTACAACATCTGTTTGGTTTAATGTTATACCTAAAACAATTGCCAAGGAATCATTTGCAGCAACTGATTTATCGTAATATATATATTGTTTATCATCTGCACCTGCACCAGCTACATGAACACTTAATCTAAATGTTATTGCAGAACCTGTTCTATTAGCTGCAACTATTGAGCTAACAGTTGTTTGTGTCATGTTAGGCACAGTATAAAGAACAGTTGTGGTAGTTGCTGCTGGGTCTAGTTGACCTAATACTTTAAGATTATCAGCCATGCTTCATTCCCATTAATAAAAATTGATGTCGTTTAGATGCTTTGCTTGTAGTTGTTGATTGCATCCTTTGTATAGTAACAATTTTATTGTTTAAATCTTCTATTGCTATTTCAATAGACCTTCTAGTTAATGCCTCATTATCAGAGTCATATTGCATATTAGGCAATGGTAATGCTATCGTTTTGATATCAGCCATTATCTTTTACCATCTGGTCTAATATCTAATCTAATATCACCTAATCGCCATCCATAATCACTAGCTTCGCTTGATATTCTAACTGCTGCTTGTCTGCTTCTTGCTCTTGTATTTGCAAATGTTGATTGAGGAGTAACATTAATTGTTTGCAAAGTAGACAAGTCTTGTAATGGATAATCTCTACCTTTTATAGTAAATGTAACTGTGTCTGAAGTAGTTTGTTGGTCTCTAAACTCTACATCAGGTATTAATCTAGATATAAATGTAAATTTTTCTCCATCTGGATTTAAGTCAAAGTCACTTGATTCTATAAAAGCTGTAAAATTATCTGCTCCATCGCCATGACCAACTTCATGTCTGTAAATGTAATTAGTATTAGTGCTATCATTTTTACTGCTAGCTAAAGGATTTTCATATACAGATGCTTCATCCCAGGCTGTTCTTACAAAATTATCAGTAGTTGTACCTATAGACCATGTGCCTTCTAAATAGTTATATAAAACATATTTGTCTATTTCTTTATTTGTGCCAGAAGGATAGAAAAACATTATTTCGTTTACTCCTTCATTAGCTGCTGCAAATACTTTAAATGCCTGGTCTTGGTTTAAATCAGATAAAACATAATCTAATACTGTACATGGTAATCTTTGCGTAGAACCTGAATAAACATGAAAGCCATCTCTATCCATAAAATATACTCTATTGTTTGCACTAACTGCTGCATTAGGAGATATTAAACTTGGACCTTCAGCTACTTCTGTAAATGAAAATATAAATGGTTCTCCAACAAAACGCATAGAAACAATACCTGCATCAGTCCATATAAGTATTTCTTGTCTTGTTCTAAGTGCTCCAATAATTATAGAGCCTGTTGATAGTTGAACACCGCCAGCTTGGTTTGTTGCTGTTGGAGTCCAGTCTACTGCACTTTCTGTATCTGAAAATCTAACTAATAAAGGGTCAAGTTCAGAAGAACCTATTGGATTACAACCAAAAGCTATAACATGCTTGTCAACATCAGACATCATTATTTGCAATACTTTTGTAGGCACATCGCTAGCACCTGATTCTGCAGATAATAAAGTTGCTCTATCGCCAGTACCAGATGATTTATCCCAAAAATATATTTGGTCTGCTCTTGGTGCTGCAATTATATCGTCACCAAAATTATCTATTGACCATAATCTTAATTGATTAGTAGATGTTAAATCACCTGCTGAACCAAATGTTCCAGCACCCCATGTATTTACACCCCAACCAGTACCTCTTACATAGACATCTAGTCCTGTATTTATTTGATATGCACCATCAACACCAGAACCACCATTACCTGAATCAGAACTATTTGCTGTTACTTCATCACCAGATGTATCTTTTGCAATAATAGTATAAGTATCTTCGCTTGTTACTGTTTCTATTTGATATTCTTGATTTAATACATCAGCAGTAATTAAACCGCCTAAAGTAACTGCACCTGAAATTGTAACAAAATCTCCTGTAAGTGCTCCATGAGCATCGTCTGTTACAGTTAATGTGCTTGAACCATTAGTAGCAGAAAAGACAATACCATTCGTAGTAGTAGCCCTTATAGGAGTTATATCGTAAAAAACATTACCAGTTAAATTATATAATTTTTGATGTGTTCCTAAACCAATATAAGTATCACCACTTGCTGCTCTATATGGATGTATCTTTCTTGCCGTGCCAATAAAACCATTCTCACTAAATTTAGTCCAGCCTCCTATTCTTTCAGGCTTTCCTTTTCTAAATCTAACTTTATCTGCATCAAACCAGCCACCTTCATTACTATAATTAGTACCTTCTTTATTTATGCCAGGTTTAAATACATACTTCATTAATGGCATTGGCTACACCTCATACCATTCTTTGCCTTCAAACAATAAAGCTTCTGCTTCTCTGCGTCTTATTAAACCTTGTAAAACTTTTCCTCCAGCTTTATTCCAGCGTTTTATTTGACTAGGAGTAGTGTGATAATCACCAGCATTTAAAAGTTTTAATAAAGTTGAAGATTTTAAATTAGAAGGACCGAGATTAAATACCCATGCTACTAAAGCATCAAATTGATTTTGATTTAATTCTACTTTTACCATGTCATTAATATAACCTTCATACTCATTCATTTCATGTAAGAGTAAATCTTCTGCTTCTTGCATAGTAATTTTCATACCATCTTCTACTGGCTTACCTTTATATTTTAGGCTGCCATATCCAATTGTTGCTTTATTTGCTGCACATCTATAAGAAACTGCATTACCATCATTGTCTGTAGGACAACCTTCAAATTTTTTAATAAGAGATAAACCTTCTTGTGATATATTCATATTTTTATTCCTCGTTATTTGTAGTAACTGTCCTATAATAGACAACAACTTCTTTAAGTTCATTCATATACCTTTTAAGCTCTTGCATATTGTAAGCCATTACCTCGTAATCAGGTATTGTCATAGCTAAAAAAACTAATTCACCTTCTTGTTTTTCTATTCTAGCAAGTTGTTCTTCCCAATTGTCAGGAGTAACAACAATCCACATAGGTTCTTTTAGGTCAATTTCTCTAGGCATAACTGGTTGCACTATAGTTCTGTCTAGTGGTTTTGCTGTAACTTGTATTTCTTTAGTTGGAATTAGGCTGCAACTGCAAACCATCATCAAGGTTATCAACAACATTGCTGATTTTCTCGATGTCTTCCATAATGTGTTTTGTTCCATTATTTATTTTTCTCTCCATTTCTACTGGGTCTGCCAGTATTTTTGCAGATAATTCATAGTCTTTTATAAACTGAGTATATCTATTAAGTTCTCTTTGAGCTGCTTGACTTTTAACTGTAAGTTCATTTAGTTGAGTTGTTTGTAAAAGAAAGTCATTTTGTAAATTTTGTATAGCTTCTTCTTGTGTAGCTATAGCACCTTCTAAAGCAAGGTTATTAGATTTAAGTGTAGTGTTTTCTTGATATAACCAATAACAACCTAAACTTAAAACTAAAATTATGCCTATAAATATTTGTTGCATTAAACATCCTCTATAATGTAATTAAGACCTGCAGAACTTCTATACTCTATAAGTTTATTATTTTCATCTCTAAATTTAAGATGTTTTTCTTTTTGTATTAATATCTTTTTAGTAATATAAGTTTTATCATCTGCATCACCATATTCTTTATTAAAAGATACTGTAACTTTATAGCGTGTCTTAAATTTCTCTAAAATCCATTTCCAAATTAATTTAATTTTATTGAGTATTTTGTTCATAAGTAAATATTTTTAATGGTTTAGATTTACCTTTTACCTCAATAGGTTCTAGTTCTTTTAAATGATAACCACATAAACTTTCAGTAGATTCTCCAATTAATAAATCTACATCTCTTTCTTTTGTAGAACTTTCTAATCTAGCTGCTGTATTAACAGCATCCCCAATAGCAGTATAATCAAATCTAGATTCTGAACCCATATTTCCAATTACTGCATCTCCTGTATTTATACCTATACCAATAGCTATAGGTGGCAATCCTTCTTCTTGTAACTCTATATTAAGAATAGACATATTTTCTATAATATCAAAAGCACACTCGACTGCTATTTTAGGATGATTTATTAAATCTATAGGTGCATTAAATATAGCCATCATTGCATCGCCAATATATTTATCAACCATACCACCATGTTTTTGTACTGCGGATTGTTGTGCAGTTAAAGCTTTATTCATTATATAAGTTACTTTTTCTGGTTCGAGAGTTTCTGACATAGCGGTGAATCCCCTAACATCAGTAAATAAGAAGGTAGCATACTTTTTTTCTCCTCCTAACTTTAATAAGTCAGGGTTATTTTGTAATTGTTTAACCTGTCTTGGGTCAAGATAATGTTCAAATTGTTTTTTAATTTGTTGTCTTAACTTGTATTGTTCTCTAAATCTTAAATAAAAAGCTATAGAAGCTGTTATAAATTGAGATATTAAAGTCCAACTTACATCTATAAGAATACCTTTTTGTATAAGATAATGTCCACTAAATGCCGTTATAAAAAATAATATACTGGTAAATAGTATTCCTGTCGTTATTCCTAAAATATTTATTAACAACCACGCCAAAGCTACTGTTGTAATAAAGATTAATATTTCTGCAGCCAATGCCCAATCAGGAATATAAGGACTATCTTGTATTAATATAGATTCTGCTAATGCAGCTTGTATTTTATGAGGTTCTAATAAACCAACTGGAGTAGCTATTTGTGGCATAACACCATTTGCAGTAACTCCAACTATTACAAACTTACCATTTACATCCATTTCTTGTAAATCTGTTTGTGGTGTATCTATCCAACTAATCCATTTACGACCAAAACTATCTGTTTTTATTGGTGGTATTCCTCTTATTGATATTTCTTCTATACCATTATCATTAGTTTTTATAATGTAAGTTTTTACATTAAATAAAGATTTGTATATTTGCGTACCAAAAGCAGGAATCCAATTATTATCAGGTGTTTTTACTAAAAGAGGTATTCTTCTTACAAGTTGGTCAACTTCGGTGGGAGCAATGGCTAGACCCTGTAATGTATTATTTGTAAGAGTGTTCAGGTTTTCCTTAACTCCCAAAGATACTATACCACCATTATCTTCACCTTTCACTACTGTACCTGTAGGTTTAGGATATTTTCCTTTACCATCTTCAAACATAGCTATAACAGATGGTGCATACCCTAAAGACCTTGCAAAGTCTTCATCACCTCCCATTCTATCTGGTTGTGGAAAAGATATAACCCAGCCAACACCAACAGCACCTTTACCTAAAATTTCCATTTGTATTTCAGCTAATCTTTGTCTAGGTAGTGGATATCCACCTTCACGCTCTACATCTTCTTCAGTTATATTGAGTATGACAAAGTTTCCTGATTCTTCTGGTGTTTCTATAAAAGTATCAAATATTTTTAATTTAAGTATTTCTGTTGGGGTAGACTGAAATACTAAAGGTAAACTTAGTATTATAAGTATTATGAATATTAACTTCTTCATTAATCACTCTGAGTTATAGTTATAATTGAATCGCTACCGCCATTCACCTTGACCACATTAGATATACCATCTTGTATAAATATAACTGTATAAGAGTTATTTCCATCTAAATCTACTCGTACTGACTCATTTACACTTCTACGCAAACTTATAACATCACCTGCTATTAAAGTTGTTATTTGTGTGTCTGGGTCTTTACCTAATAGTGTTCCTGTTATTTGCGTACTAGTTGCTTGTGCTAGTTGGTCTTCTTCTTCAGCTACAGCTAACGCATCTAAAACATTAAGTAAATCTTCCAGGTAATTGACATCTAAATAATTTATATCTAATTCAGTAAACTCTAAACTATCATCTGTTAAAAAATCTTCGGCAAGATAATCTATATCTAAATCATTAAAATCTAATACACTATCAACTTTAGTAGAAGTTGTTTCTTCTTCAAGTATTTGTTCTTCTTTAGGCGGTGTGACAATTAGCATGTTATCTATAATATCTAAAGTTAAATCTAATATTACAGGTTTGCTAGGTGCTGATTCAAATACACTTACTGTAGTAGCTTCATAAGGTTTATTAAGTAAAACAGTACCCATAGCAGTAACCACCTCTATTTCGCCACTAGAAAGCCCTAGAGCGTCTGGTAGAAGTATTATAAGGCTACGACCTAGTTCATCTACTGTAGCTGTAAAATCAGTACCACGAATAGCTATATTTGCTGTAGGAGTTTTAAGTGTAATATTTTGTTTATCAATTTTATTAAAACTGCCAGTAATAAATCTAGCTGTGCCTAAACCAAAAGTAAGAGCCATTTTTGCTTTAGATGGGTCTGGGTCATAAATATACTCATCTATAAGCAATTGTGAATGTTCAGTTAGTTTTACTGTTGAATCATCTAAAAAAGTAATAGCCATTCTGCCATTAGTAGTGATAGCTTCATCATTACTTTGAATTGCAAATTTTAATTCGGCATTTAATGGTTTATCTCTTACTATCTGTGCTGAACCATTTAGTTCAGATATATCCCCAATATCAGCAGCTTGTGCTTGTACCTTGGTCGTTTTGAATGACGCAGACAGTAGAAGCAGCATTACCGCCAATTGATATAATTTTAAGCCAGTCATTATCTTGGGTACTCAGTTGTTGTATGTTAAAAGTTCTTTGACCGCCTGTATGGTCTAGCCAAAAATATCCACCTGCTGAAGCATTAACACCAGTACCTGTATAAGTTACTGTATTATCAGAACCATCTATGTCCATATAGTTTGTTGCTCCATCAATATTTATATTTGATGTTACTGTATTGCTAGAACCTTGAATAATCCAATCTAAATTTAAGTTTGCTGCTATTGCTGTAGTACCTTGATTTAAAGTAAATGTATTACTATTACCTGTAACTGCTATATTTTGGTCAGAACCAGCAGAACTATATGTATTCGTTGGGTCTACTTGTATCGTAAAAGTATTAGTATCTCCAGTAAAATTATATAATCCTGTAAAAGTAGTAGCGTTTATATCACCTAAAAATTTATTGGTATTACCAATCATATTAATATCAAGTGTCATAGTAGCACCATCTAAATCAAAGGCAGTTAAAGACCCTGCAGTAGAATTTAAACCACCAATGATATTAGAAATACCTAATTGTTCTAAATCTATATTTGCACCAGTACCTGACTGGTCTACATAAATTTCGTTATCAGCCGCGTATATTGTCGATGCACTCAGCATCACAATCAGGCTCATCAATTTTAATTTCTTCATGTTTCCAAAAACTCCTGTCGTAACCGACATTTATTATTTCTAACACAGCACTTTCTATAGCTTTCATAAGTGCTAATGTTGTTGACTCGTTCCTTGAATTACCCAATTCAATCTCAACAAGCTCCGTGCCCATTTCAATAAAACGAAATACATCTTCTGATTTACCATAACTAAATATAGTTTTTTCAGTCATTACTTCAATCAATATTTCACCTGTGGCTACTGATACCATGCGTAAGGTAACTGTGACGCTATCTTCTCTATATTGAATACTAGAACCAATACCTAAGTATCTAGCTCCTGTACCTCCTGTAGCAAGATTGCTTTCATAGGCAATAACAGCACCTTCGATTAAAACTCCTGCAAATAATAATGGTTGTAATTGTTTTTTCTTTTCTTCATCACTAGCAAATTGTTCTCTAGCTGACCTTATTAATTGTCTTTCTTTTGTTAAATTATCTAACCCAACTCTTTCAACAACTGTAAAAAATTCTCCATTAGACGCATGTTTTAATGCTCTTATAAGTAAAGAACTTGGTTGTTGTGTAACTGCTGTACTAAATAAAGCAAATTCGCTATTGCTTTTTCTTTGTCCAGTTTGGTCTGTAAATGATGATGGATATACAGCAACTACAGGTTTTATAATAGGTTGTATTACATTAGCTAGTTCTTGAGATTGTAGTTCAGATATTTCAACAATATCATGTGCCTTAAATCTTTGTTCGTATGTATCTTCAAACTGGTTGAATATAGAACAACTAGAAAGTAAAAGTACCGATAGGTATCGTAATTTCAGTAACTGTTCCATCTGCTTCCGTTATTTTAAGGGTTAATGTTACACCATCACTAGTATATTCTATGGTGTTGCCTTCTAAAGTTATTGTGCCTGAACTTTGAGGCGTTTCCCCAAATAAATTATTTACTAACTGTCTTGATAGTTCTGCATATACTCTTGATTCTAAATTTCTCATAAATCTTGCAAGAGTAGAATTTTCTTTTTCTCTTTCTATTTCTTCTTGCAAAGCTTTAATTTCTTCTTTTATTGTAAGCTTACGACTAAATTCTTGATTTTCTATTGTTAAATAATGACTTGATGTAGCTTGTCCGTTAAAACTAGGTGATTTAAACTTGTGTACTATTTGGTCTGCTTTGATATTTTGAACAAAAATACCAACAAATAAAATTATACCTATAACCGCTATAATTTTAATTAATAAATTTTTTTCAGTTTGTTCTTGTAAAGCTTTTATATCAGCTTCATTTAGACTCCATTTTTTCTTTTTTACTGTCATTTGTTAATTCCTGCTCTTTGAGCTGTAATACTGTATTGACTTTTTGCTGCAACCTAATCATATCTTGGTCAAGTAATCTTAATTGGTCAGTTAATCTAATTATAGTTTTTTGCATTTCACTAATTGCAGGTTCAACAGTTTTAGTTACTGTAGACCAAACATAATAAACAAAGTAACCTAAACCTACGACCATAACAGTAGCAAATCCAAATTTTTCTATAAGAGCTACTATATCCATTAGTCTCGTCTTGCGTCTATTTTGCCGTCTTCTACAAAGTTTTCTGCCCTGGCTATTCTATCTAAATCAGGAGCTATGTTTAAAGCACTAGATACGCTTGTATCAATACGAATAATATCGTTATTCATTGTTGATGCTCTAGTTATAAGCATTTTGGTAATACCTTCTACTGTTTTAATTTTATTAACTAAACCAGTCATCATCTGTTTCATTATAAGAAATATAAAATATCCCATAATTAAACCACTAGCTATAGGCAATCCAACCTTTTCTATAAGGTCAAAGGCTTCCATAGATTATTTGCTATTGATTTTATCTTTGGCTGTTCCTGCGTATAAACCAAACCAAGCTGCACCTGCACCTACTACTATTGAAATTAAACCTGATTGTTCAAATGATGGTTCAGGTAAATTCATAAACCATATAGTACATTTATATAAAAGAACTATATAAACTGTTAAAAACATTCTTGGAAATATTCTCCAGGCATCTATCATGTTAGAAAACCATATCCAGTTTTGCCATGGATTATCAGGCTCTTTTTCATTTTCCATTTCCATAATTTTTTGTTTTAGTTCACCAATTTCTTGAACCATAGCCATAAATTTATTTAGGTCAATTTCAACCTCATTACGACTCATATCTCCGCTAAATCTTTCTTCACTCATAATTTACTCCTGGGGTGTGAATTTTCCTAATTCTATTAATTTTTGTCTGTTTATTAAATGTTCTGCTTCTACATCATCTTTAGATTGACCAAAGTAAGCTACAGCTAAATAATTTTTTACCATAGTTTCATTAATATTTAATCCATCAACAATAACATTGCCTAAAACTCTGCCGTATTTACCTCTAGAATCTTTTAGTTTAGTTTGTATAACTACTTGAGTGCCATTATCTACAGCATCTTTTAGGAAAGCCCCAGCCATTTTTCCTCTAACTTTCTCATCTTTGTTACGAGTGCGTGATTCGGGAGTATCAATACCATATAAACGAACACGAGACTTAAACATAATGTCAAAACCAAGGTCCAAAACAACATCAATAGTATCACCATCAACCACTCTATCAACTGTGCAACTGTATTCATACATTATCTTTTTTTTCCTTTATGCAAGCCATGTCTTGCATGTTGTTTACCTTTTCTTGTTGCTTCACGTTTTTTCTTATTAGCTCTAGCAAGTTTACTTCTACCTTTAGATGTAGATTTTAATTTTTGTATTTGTGCTTTAGGTGCATAGACTTCACCTGTTTCAGAAGATTTTTTACCACTAGGAGTAGTCCATTTTTGTTTAGTCCAACGCTTTAAAGACCTTTGTGACTTTTTTAATGGCATTAATCCTCCTCTTGGAAACCTTCGCTATATAAATTATTAAATGTAGTTAGTGGGTCAAGATAACTTTCGTGACCTTCTGCTGAATGTATATGTTGTGATGGAGCAAAGTCTGGTGGACCTTCTCCTGTAACCCATAAAGCAGGACTAGTAGCTCTAACTCTATTATTTGGTAAAGCAACTAGGTTGCCTTTCCATTCACAGTCTTCTGTAATGTACATAACTGAAGATTGCAAATGGAAAGGCAATATAATTGCTTTACCAAATAATAGAGTAAGAGTTACAAATCCTGCTTTATGGGTTACAGGAGAAGGTCCACCAGAT